GATGAAGATGAGAATGAATACAACTGCGTGGTGATAGACGATATGGCATCCACACTCAAAGAGAAGGACGTGCAGAGAATGCTGAATACGATGTTAATCAAGGCTCGGCATTTGAACACCTGTTTCATATTCACATTGCAGTCATATCTCTATATGCCAAAGATGTTAAGAAAGCAAACCACTTTTGCAACTATTTTCAAACCAAAGAATAGAGAAGAGTGGAACTCAATCAATCAAGAGTTGTTGCAGATGAAAGAGGATGATGCGAAGAAGTTGTACGATTACGTATTTGAAAAAGAGTATAGCCATTTAGACATTGACACCATAGAGAACAAGCTGTATCGCAATTTCAACTTACTGGAAATAACAAAGAACGGCGAATCCATTTAGCGAAGACATTATCTCTGCATATTGTAAATGGAACACATCAACTCAATCCAAATTTATCTGAATAGCCGATATGCAACCGAAGTGGTTGGTAATAATATTGCAAACTGCATTTACTACTTGCCCGTTATAGAAATTCCTGACGGTCATAGCATATACCTTTCTCTCCAGAATGCAACAATCCCGTATTCCTTTTATTCCATCTCCTCCGTAGATAACACATTCAGCTGGGGACTCGTAGCCGGTCCAGTCAACACATATTATATCGAGCCAGGCAATTACAATATAACGCAACTCATCGATGTGATGCAGACGGCGATGGGAACCGGCTACACAATCACCTACAGCTCCATCACCAGCAAACTGTTGATAACCCATTCATCCAGCAATTTCATAATTTATGCGGCGACCTTTAACCACATCATTGGATTCAGCAAAACGACCAATACGACGTCCGCTGCGAATCTTCTCTACGGGAGGGACTGCGTGAATCTGAATCAGATAAGAGCATTAAATATTGAGGTAAATTTCCCTACATACAATGTAAATGTCGCTCAACCTTATAATCAAAATATATTAGCAACGATTCCGGTGTATGTAGCACCCTTCTCTATTATCACTTATCAGAACCCCAACAACTTTAGGACAAATTTGTTCGTGAATAAACTGGACCAGATTCAGATCCGCATTTTAGACAATGAGGCACGACTCGTGGATATGAATGGAATCCAGTATCAGATGATGTTGCAATTGGATTGTATCAAATTTACAGAATAGCCTAGATAATTTCTAACCATAGAATATAATGATTGGCTATAAACAACCTTTAGGAAAAATGATGATCGGACATAAGATGCCCCTCGGAAAAATGAGAATTGGAAGCAAGATCCCCCTTTTAGAAAGACCGATGATGCGACAAGTACAACAGGCTCTTGAAAGAAAAGTTTCGGGCGGTCTTGAGAGAAGGGTTCTTAAGCGATAAGTAGCGAACCAAGGTTCTATTAAAAACATTTAGACGTTTCTAATTGTTTTTTCCAAAAATATTTCCTGGGCATAGTATATAAACAATGTTACCGTCCAACCTGAAATTTCAATCTAAGGTCGAGTCTGCTCCAGCTCGAAGATTTCTCACGCAAATACAACCGCAAGGCTCAACCAGCTTTGGAATGGGTGAGACAATCACTATTAACATCCCCACTCGTGCCAACACTGCTCTCATTCCCTCTGAGTCCTATTTGAAAGGCACTTTAAGTCTTTCTTGTTCGACTGCCAACGCCACTGCGGCAACTTTCGAGTCAGCAGGTGTGCATGGTTTTATCCAGAGAATCAGGGTTTTCCACGGGTCTAATTTACTTGAAGATATTGATAACTACGCCCAGTTGGCGAAAATCCTCTACGATTTTCAGGCATCCGACGATGCGGTTAAGGGACGCCTTGCTGTTACCAGTGCAACCAACCCTCAATACAATGTTACCTCTGGAACCATTGTCCGAGGTGTAAATCGTGGTGCCACCACGGGTGTTACAACCACCGCCACCACTGTTCCCTTTGCTATCAACTTGATTTCGCTCGTAGGTGCTTTGGCTGGTTCGGCATATTTGCCGCTTTGGCAGATGAGTGCAGCCCCTCTCCGTGTAGAGATAGTTTTGAAATCATCAGTTGTAACATCTCTGATGTCACTTGCTGGAACTGCTACTGCCCAAATATTTGCACTTAGTGGCGTAAATTACTGCGGGGAATTCTTAGAACTCCCTGATAGTGCCATCTCTGCTATCAATGCGGGTTCTTCTAACCCAATGCAGATGGTGTTGCCTTCTTACAGGTCTTTCACCAACAGTGCTGCCATTACCACTGCAGGAACATCAGTCAGTTTTCCAATTCCCGCAAAATATTCGTCCCTTAAGAACCTTTTCATCGCTACACGAACCTCCGTGGGTGCCGATGGATTGTACCCCAACTCCCACTGCAAGTATGGTCTTACCGCTTATTCTTTCAGAGTGGGTGCGGAAGTGCTTCCTTCGACACAGCCTGCGACTGTCCCTGAATTTTATTCTGAGGCTGTCAAATGCTTTGGCTCCCTTGCCGATTTGGCTTTCCAACCTTCTGTCGATTTGGTTTCTTACGCATTAGATGTCCCCAACACCATTGCCAGTTCTGGTGATGCTTCTCTGCTTGATTCCGGATCTTTCGTCATTGGCATGGATATGGAAGTCTACAGCAATGCCGATAAGAGTTCCATTTTCGCCGGAACGAACACGAACAATTCCGATATTTTCTACAATGCGAATTTCGTATCACCTTCCGGAACCCTTACCCTCATCCAAACTGCATTTGCCTCCTACGATCAAGTTTTAGTCTATGAAAATGGCGTGTGCTATGCAAGATACTAAACGCATTTAACAATTTATAATAATCTATATAATTATTATAAATGGATAAAGAGATAGCTAAATTATGGTTAAACACCGGGTCTTTAACAACAAGTTTTTCACAAACGGGGATAAAAAGTGCCAATAACATGACAGTGACGTTCAACTTTGATTTGCGTGTCGTTTTAGGCGAAACGCTTTGGAGTAAGTATAAGTATTTCAAAATGTATATTAATGACACGTTCGGAGCAACATCACTCGGAATCGCAACCCTGTTTCAAAATGGTCTGAATCTTATTCAAGCGTCGTATCAAGGAAAACAAGCGGGATTTCAAACGGCGATAGATGAATTAAATATGACACAAACAATCCAAGTGCCTAATCATCTTAATCGCTCTGCAAATACTCGAACATTTGTAATGATAAAACCTGACAACCAAAATGTCGAATTGACGCTTCAGTATGTAGAAGAATCTGGAGGAACCGCAACAATTCTCCAGCGTGTTTTCTTTTTGGCATTTGTGCCCATTGATGATACCAAGATTTACAGAAGTCCATACACAATGCTATATCAAAATGAGCAGGTGAATTTTACATTAAGCACTAAGATTTTAACTGCAGGTGGGACCAATGAATATGGAACTTTGAATACAAACAGAACTATAGCAACTTTTACAAATATCAATATGCGACATATTTTAGGCACTTTGTGGGATAAATATACGAAGTTCAATCTGATTGTGAATACTATTGGTATTGCGGCAAATGCCACCCCCTCTTCAGCGGCAACCCGCAGGATGTGGTGGAATATGGAAGGTTTGCAATTTATCAATACATTGCGAGTGACAACTGGATATATAGAAGGACAAGCATTCACCCCACAATTTTTTTGTCAAACAGCAAATCAAGCGGATGCCGAATTTTGTGAAGCACCAATGTCGATCACAACCTTTCGCAAACCTGGAAGTGAAAATGTAGATTTAATATTTAATGCTTGGAATGCAAATAACGGGGGGGAACTATCGGCTGTTTCAATCGGTTTATCAACATTTTCATTTTCAGTTGTGGGAGTTAAAGAATAATATATAGAGATAATATAAATGCTATCAGACAGTGCTTCACTTATATTATCTACGAAATCAACGATTAATCCATGCACGATTAATGCGCAAAAGACGGCATTCACATTTAACAATATTGATATGAAAAATGTGATGGGAGAGATGTGGGACAAATATGACCAGTTCGCTTTGAAGGTGGTGTCGTTTTCAACACAAGGGTCAATAACAATATCCAATTCAACATTCGGATTATTAACATACAACTTACGAGGGTTAGAATGGTCGAATGTAATATATGAAACGACAGGGACAAATATGAATAAAGAATGGGTTCCGGTTACTTATGCTCTTTTAACAGCCGCGTCACCAGCAGTAAACCCGTTAATAATCAATACAGGTTGGTCATTCAATTGGAAAAAAAGCAATAGATTTATTAATTTTGACTTTGCCTTGGGAAATTCTGACTCAAACTCAATTAATGCTTCTCAGTTTGGTGTTTTTTCTGCTGGGAACAGCTATGGTGATGTTGAGTTTCATTTTCTATTTGAACCTGTAATTCCTGGAAAAATGAATGAATGTGCTTTTTATGGTTTCAATTCAAATTCCAACATAACCACCATAAAACGCATTTTAAGTGATAATAACAAAATATACTCATATCCCGATTTCAATATGCGAAGATTGTGTAATTTGTTTTGGGATAAACATGATAATTTTGAAATCCAATTGGCGATGTCATCTTTGCGTGGAACGGGAACCAATACGGGTGATGTTCGTATTGCTCCCGTTCAAATGAGTGGACTCAATTTTGTAAATAATGGAACGAAACAAAGCAATGATACAGAAGGCCTACGATTAAATACTGAAAATGCGATTATAGGGACAGTCATAAATCCGACAAGTTCATCAAACTATGTAGTTGATTTGGCGTATCCAGTTGCCCCAGTGCAGTTCAAAAAAGACAATGATAATGTCCCACTCCAAATCCAGTTTCGTAATAGTGAAAATACAGGGACAAACAATGCGGCAGGATTTGGCAGTGCCGGAATACCCAATTGGCAATTGGCGTTTTTCGTGAAACCCATTTATGAGGTTGAAAAGGCAACACTTTATATCAACCCATTTGGACTTACAACGTCGGAAACCAACTTGGGTGTGCGTGATACGAACTATACCACATTTACCTTGAAAAACATTGATATGCGTAAATTGTGTCAATCCTTTTGGAATAAATATGACCGTTTCAATATCTTCTTAAGTCAAGTGACGTGGACTACAGCAGTTGGAAATGCAACCAATGCGGCGTTCATTATCCAAATGGAAGGGTTTGATTTGATAAACCAATTATCTTTAACTGCATCAAATCGGCAAACGCAAGTGGCAACATTAGGTTCGTTTTATGCGTCCCCAACGGCAACAACAGACGCACGCACTGTTGGCACAATGGCATCTTGTGTAACCACTTTTTACAAAACCAAAGATTTCGTGGATTTGAAACTCACAGCAATTCCACTGGGGACAACTGCTTTCAGTGCGATGTCACCACTTAACGCCAGTTTTGAATTCACAATCGTCGGAGTTCCCAAGGATGAAGGAGAGGCTGAACAATTAAAACAAAATCGGATGCGTTAATT